CGCCGTTGGATGTGTGCGTGCAGCACAAGACGATCTTTGCGGGGAGGCCCGGACGTGCAATCTGCACCGCGCGTCTCAAGACCGAGCCGTTCAACCGATGGCTGGAGAGTAATATGCCTAAATCTGCGGACATCCATATCCTGTACGGATTTGACGTGGGAGAGACAGACCGCATATTGCGCCGCGGTACGATCATCCGGGCAATGGGATACACGCCGGAATTCCCACTGGCCCAGTGGCCGCGGACGATTGAGCGCACGGAGGATATCGGCATAGAGCGGCCGGCGACATACCGAATATACAGACATGCCAACTGTATCGGCTGCCTAAAGGCTGGGAAACAGCACTGGTATTGCGTGTATTGTCTGAGGCCGGACATTTGGTGGGACGCTAAGTTTGCGGAGGAAAGGCTGGGATATAGCATCATCAATGGGGTGTATCTCAAGGAGCTGGAACCGCTATTTTGGTCAATGAAGCACGAAAAGCATATCTGCCCGAGTGAGAAAATGCCACCTCAGACATTTTGGGCGCAGGTAAACGCGACGCTGCCCGAGCAGGAAAGCATGATGCCGTGCGACTGTGCGTTTTGAGGAGGCTGTGAAATGAAAAGCCATATCAGGCGGCAATACACGAACCGGCAAAAGCAGATGGCGGCGGAACTATGCGACCAGGTGATCCATGATGCAATTGTTAAGGCGCAATGGCTGATGTGCATTGCGATGAATGACGCGCTGGGAATCGGGGCGAAGCGGATGAAGAGGATGTTTGAGCGTTATGAAACGCTGACGGAAGAATACAAGGAAGCGCAGGCGGATGATGTGGCGGACGAACTGCTCCGGCGCCGGGTGGTGCAGATGGGGCTGACGGTAAAGGAGGATGCAAAATGAAACGCATTACGATTGAGATTCCAGACACAACGTGGGCGGTTGGAATGGGTGTTGTCTATGTCGATGAAGATGGTATAAATAACTTTGCAGGGTTTTCGCTAGACAAAGAAAATCTGGAAGATGGATTTGTCACCAAGTGGGGGGATGCGGAATGACTGACAGCGAGTTATCGCTAAACGCATGGACGAAGAGGATGCCACTCAGGAGAAATAAAATAGATCGGGGATCCGCGACAAAACGTAACTGGAAAAGAAAAATCGAAGCATGGAATCGGAGAAATGACAATGGATAAAGAGTATATAGAAAAGGAAAAAGTCCTAAAACTCATTGAAAGCGGCATGGCGTGGAACTGGGGCTATAATACGCTTTATGATGAAGTCGAAAATCTCCCCGCCGCCGACGTTGCACCGGTGGTGAGGTGCAAAGACTGTATTTATGCCAAAGAGAGATTTGGGCACCTCGAATGCGATCTTGGTATAACTATCAGAAAGATATGGAACAGCCCAGACACGTTTTTCGGTAAAGGGAATAACCCAAACATGTTTTGCAGTTATGGAGAACGGAGGGAAGAATGTGAGACTGATTGATGCAAATTGGCTACATGATGCGATTTTTGATAATTATGGGCATGGAGACAGTAGTAAGTGGTTATCTGGTTTGGAGATATTCTGTCTTTAATTGAAGAAGTCCCCACCATCGCCCCCCGAAAATCCGCGGGCGCATGGGAGGTGGGAATATCTCGGCGGAGACGAATGGTGCTGTACTCATTGCTGGCATGTAATAACCACCAAAGGCGGCGGGGAATTGCCCGAAAGCAATTACTGCCCAAACTGCGGCACAAAGATGGACGGGGAACATACTGGCGACGTCAACAAAATGTAGGAGGCGAGTGAGATGCGAGAGTACATACGCAAGAGTAGCGGGTTGGATCGCTCGCTGACAAGGCGGCTCAAAGCAGTGATCGGGGACTACGACAGACTGAAAAAGCGGAGGCTGGACATCATCTACGGCGGCAGTACACGGCAGGACGGGATGCCACACGGCGGTGGTGTAGGAAAGCCAACGGAGGAAAAAGGGACAAGGCTTGCCGAGATCGATCGGGAGCTCGAAGCGATCGATCAAACGTGCGTGGAGATCAGGGCGATTTATAGCGCCAAGGTGCAACCTGAGTTTGACCCGATCAAGGCATATTGGCAGTATGACTATTTCAATTACATGCACATTCGTTCTCCGATCAGCCCGGAGGGACCGTCAAGGAGGACGTGGAACCGGTACAAGGACAGGATTCATATGATGCTGGCAAAAAAGTTGGGTCTTTTTTGAAAAGTGGCACAACGGGGCAAAAATTATCAGTAAAATTTAATTAATGGAAAGTATGAAAATCCGCTCATGGGGTACCACGGGCGGATTTTCTGTACCCAAAAGGAGGGATGCAGCATAGCCAAGCCATGGATGATACGCAAGCCGAATTGCCAAAAATGCCTGTGGAATAACCGCAGGGAGTGCGGCAAGGATTTTTGCATCTTTCCGAGGTGCCCTTATCAATTGAAACCTACGAGTAAGCCCGTATAGCGGGCGCACCTCCTTTCAATCCCCGGGGCCGACCACCCCGGGGCTGCAAATAAACGCCAAATGGCGATAAAGATAATCAAAAAGCGTGGTGGCGATGTGGCAAAAATAACAGCAAAACAGCAGGCGTGGATAGATTACTACAAGATGGGGTATACAGCGACAGAAGCGGCGAGATTGGCGGGGTATAAAGCGAAGAGCGACAACGCCTTCAATAGTATCGGGTCGGAAAACTTGAGAAAACTTGCGGACATGGTCAAAGACAGGGAAAAAAAACTTGAGTCTCCGCGCATTGCGGGCATGACAGAAGTTAATGAGTTTTGGAGTTCAGTCATGAGAGATGAAGAAGTGGAGATAAGAGATAGGCTCAAAGCATCGGAGCTGCGGGCACGTGCAGCTGGTGGCTTCCTTGACAAGATTGAGCACTCTGGCAGCGTGGAAACCAGACAAAGCGAGTTGGCGTCCATCCTGACGCAGCTCAAGGAGCGCGAAAAATCGTGATCCTGTCGGAAAAATACCTGGCGTTTCTTGGTCACCGCGCCAAAGTAGAGGTACTGGAAGGAACCACCTTCGCGGGCAAGACAACCGTTGGGGTGGTCAAATTTATGCTCCGAGTTGCTGAAAGCGCAAAGAAATATCATATCATTGCGGGTCTCGATCTCGGCACGTTGGAAAAAAACATCATCAACCCAGACTATGGCATCCTGCACATCTTTGACGGGTTGGTAACATACCGGCCCGCAGGTGGTGCCGGCGTAAGTTTGCCGCACGTCAGTTATAAGACCCCGGTGGGGGAAAAGGTCATCTATACACTGGGATATGACAACAAGGCGAGATGGAAAAAGGCCCTGGGCGGCCAGTACGGATGTGTTTATATTGATGAGGCCAATATTGCAGATATGGATTTTGTTCGTGAGGTGGCGATCCGGTACGACTACCTTATGATGACGCTCAACCCGGATGATCCAAGTTTGCCGGTCTATGAGGAGTATATCAATCACTGCCGACCGTTGCCCGAATGGGCGCAACAGACACCACCGGAACTCTTGGCGCAGCTCGACCAACCTCCGAACGACGGGTGGGCGCATTGGTATTTCACCTATGACGATAACGCGAGCCTGACGCCAGAGAAACGGGAACAGCTGCTTACTGGCACGGCGAAGGGGACAAAGCTCTACAAGAACAAAATACTTGGCCTGCGCGGACGCGCAACCGGCCTGATTTTCGGCTTGCAGCCATACAATCTGGTTTCCTACCGCGAATTGCAACAACGTGTGAGCAGTCGAGAAATGACATTTGTGCAGCTATCTGCGGGCGTGGATACATCATACTCGCAAAGCTCTGATGATACCTTTGCGTTCGTGTATTCCGGGATAACAGCCTGCCGCAAGAAGATCACGCTCGCGGTGGAGGTATACACCAACAAAAGGCGCGGCCGGCCAATTACGCCGAGCGACCTGCCACCGCTGCTGATCCAGTTTTTAGAGGTCAACCGGAAGCGCTGGGGGTTTGCGCGGGATGTATTCATCGACAGTGCGGACCAGGCGACTATTCTGGAGTGCCAGAAGTACAAACGGGAGCAGGGCAGTATCTACAATTTTGTACCCGCGTGGAAAAAAACACCGGTGATCGATCGAATTAACCTGCAATGCGGATGGATGGCGCGTGGGGACTTCCTGCTGGTCGAAGATTTTTGTAAGCCAGAAATCGATGAGCTCAACCTGTATAGTTGGAGCGAGGACAAGGACAATGTGCCAGAGGATCGCAACGACCATACCATCAACGCAGATCAATATTCGTGGCTGCCGTACAAAAAGAAGATAGGGAGCGTAGAACAGAGTGGGGTGGATTAAAAAATTGATACGGAATTGGTTGGACATTCAGCCCGCGCCCAGCGTCCAGAGCATCACCATCCTGGAACCGCTGAGTTTTGAGGCAAACGTGGCGAAAAATCAAATCTGGTACCGCGGCGACGCAAGCGAGCTGGATCAACTGTACAAGCAGTTGGCAACCGATTCAGTGGGGAACGCCAGATTTTGGGCGGCGACCCCGCAGAACGAGACGATCCGCAAGCTGCACAGCGGTCTCCCGGCCCTGCTGGTGGATACCTTGGCATACATCGTCAAGGCCGACCTCGCGGATGTGGAGTTCGAGGGAGGTGCCGGGAAGCTAGAGTGGGAGCGCATGACCGAGAGTGAGATCAACTTTGCAGAGCTGGTTGGGGACGCAGTTGCGGACACGCTCATCTGCGGCGACGGCGCGTTCAAGCTGTCCATCGATACGGATATCTCGCCATATCCTATTGCGGAATTTTATCCGGCCGACCGGGTGGAGTACGTTGCTTCCAAGGGGCGGATTTTTGGAGTAGATTTTATCACCCGGTATCAGGTGGACACCAAAGAATATCTGCTGAAGGAGGAGTACCGGACGGGCAGCGTGCGGTATCATCTGTACTGCGGGGAGCGAGAGGTGGCGCTGGAAGAGGTGCCGGAACTGCATGGGCTAAAATCCGTTGACTTCGATCCCAGTTTTATGATGGCCGTGCCGCTACGGTTTTACAAAAACCCGAAGTTCCGGGGACGGGGCAAGTCGATCTACGACACCAAGACAGACGACTTCGACGCGCTGGACGAGGTGATTTCCCAGTGGATGGATGCCGTCCGGTCGGGGCGTGTGCGCAACTTCATTCCAGAGGACATGCTGCCGCGCAATCCAAAAGATGGATCGCTTGAGCGCTTCAATCCGTTCGGCGGAAATTACATCGCGGCCAACGGGGATGCGAAGGAAAACGCAGTCAACCGGATTGAGACGATCCAGCCAGATATCCGATACGAGGCATATCTGACCAGTTACGCCACAGCCCTGGATCTGTGCCTGCATGGGATACTGTCTCCGGCGACGCTGGGAATCGATGTGGGCAAGATGTCCAGCGCTGAGGCGCAGCGGGAGAAAAAGGATATCACTGGCCATACGCGGAATACCATCACGGCGGCGTTGGAATTGGCGTTGCCGAAGCTGGTGTCCGCGATCTTAATGACCTACGACGTTATGCGGGGCAAGGCGCCGGGAAGTTATCTGCCGTCGGTATCGTTCGGCGAATATGGAGCACCGGATTTCGACAGTAGATGCGACACCATCAACCGGGCGGCTGCGGCCGGCACGATGAGCATTGAGGCGCAGGTTGACGAGCTGTGGGGCACGAGCAAGGACGAGGCGTGGAAGCTGGAGGAAGTGACGAGGATCAAGCGGGACAAGGGCATCGAAATTCTGGACGAGCCTGCGGCCGGGGTTGATGTCTGATGTGGAAAAGAATCGCGGAGTTCTTCCAGGAGATCGAGCTGCTGCTGATCTCGTCCCTCAAACGCAACCTCCAGCGGCACCGCGATTGGGAGCGGGACGAAGGGTTTCAGTGGAGCGCCTGGCAGGCGGAAAAGCTGCGGGAGATCGAGCGGTTCCGAAAGGAAAATAGGGAGATCGTCCGGGAATTTGCCCCGGTGATCGACGCAGAAACCGAGGCATTGATGCGCGAACAGTTCCAAGAGGGTCGGGAGCAGGTTGACCGTGAAATCGAGGCGATGCCACTGGGAAAACGCCCGCGGCCGAAATTCTTCAGGGTGAACGACAAAAAGATGGAAGCCTTGATTAACGAGATACAGAATACAGCGCAGACGGCAGAGAGCGCGGCCTTGCGACTGATGGATGATGTGTATCGTAAAACAATACTCAAGGCGCAAACGACGTTGTCTGTGGGTGCTGTGACGCCACAGCAGGCGGTGGATATGGCGGTCAAGGATTTTCTCGCGCAGGGGATCAACTGCATCGAATACCGAGACGGCCGCCGGGTAAACATCGCGTCCTATGCGGAGATGGCTCTGCGCACTGCGGCCACGCGATCCTATCTGCGCGGAGAGGCGGCGCGCCGGGCCGAGTATGGCATAGACACTGTACTGGTCAGCCAATATGGTGCATGTTCTGAGACCTGCTTGCCATGGCAGGGGAGGGCGTACATAGACGACGTGTGGGGCGACTTCCAAGGCGAAAAGAGTTCTACTATGGGCAAAAGCCGCAACGGCAAGTGGTATCCGCTGCTGTCGGTGGCAGTGAAAAACGGTCTGTTCCATTGAACGCAAGGTTTGGGTGGAACTAAAACAGCGTGAACGGCATTACAAAGCCGGTGTCCTGGCTGTAAAAAATAATAGGTCAGGGCTAACGGGGAACGGAGAATATCCCAATCCCGTGCTAAGCTATTGAAATGTGTATGCACCTTTGATATAATCCACATAGAGGTGATTTATGTGGAGGTTTGGAAGGATATCAAAGGATACGAGGGCATTTATCAAGTAAGTAATCTGGGACGAGTAAAGCGAATTGGCTGCTATACCAACCAAAGTGGCATCAGTTGGGAAAGCGGACGGAATTTGAAACCGGCGAACAATTCTCGAGGGTACTATTTTGTACAGCTTTCCCGAAATAACAAAGTTTCGAGAAAATATGTACATCGTCTGGTGGCTGAGGCTTTTATTCCGAACCCAGAAAATAAACCCACTGTCAACCATATCAATTGTGACAGGAGCGATAATCGCTCTGAGAACTTGGAATGGGCATCTTATCGTGAAAACAACGATTATTCCATCCAAGTTATGAGAAGCATGGGGAAAAACAAGCGCAACAATAAACTGTCGCGTGTGGTTGAACAACTTGATTTGCACGGGAATGTCCTCAAAGAATATCCGTCCTATCGGGAAGCAGAAAGGCAAACAGGCATAAGCGCGATCGATAAAGTGTGCGCTGGTGCAAAGTACCGTAAAACTGCAGGCGGGTATGGATGGAGATACAAGGGAAATCAATAGAAAGTGTAGAGACTATTCCGTAAGGAAGTAGGGTGGAGACGTACCACTCGAAGCGCGCTGCGCCGCATTTGCGGTGATGAGATAGTCCAATAAAAGCCGAACTGCCGACACACGCTATCTACCTGGTATGAGGGCGTCAGCCGGATGCCTGAGCCGATAGACGAGGAGAAGATAAAGCGAGCCGCCAATCTGGAGGCAAAGCAGCGAGCAATGGAACGTGAGGTGCGCAAGTGGAAGCGGCTGGCGGAAGGTACGCAGGACAAAAAGACAGTTGACAGATACCGCAAAAAGGCGAAGGACGCACAAAAGGCTCTGCGGGAATTCGTCAGAGAGCACGGCGACGTGCTGCGGCGTGATCCGTGGCGGGAGCAGACGCACAACGTGCCATTGGCAGAGGAGAAAAAACCTGATATATTAAAATCAAACGCAAACCTTCGAGCGATCCCAATCTCGGAACAGGGAATCTTGTCAATACCTGAAATTGAAACAAAAACACTTTCAACAGAACAGAATAAAAAGTTGCGAAGAGCCCACCAGGAGTTGCTGCGCGAAGTGATAAATGATCCGCCTGAAACCGAGGCGGTTGCTTATTATGGGGTGGACATGAAACTGATTGAGCGAAGAAAGGGCGGAAGGTTTCGTGTCCCTGCGCTTGCCGTTCAGCAGGATCATGTAGTGATGCATAACCATCCGAGCGGTACGACATTCACACTTAATGATATCAAAGTGTTCTTACGGGATGAAGGGTTAAAAGTGCTGACCGCTGTAGGAAACGATGGTTCGGTGTATTGTGTTGAAAAGTTGCCGGAATACTCATCGGATGCAGCGAGAAACTATTTTTGTGGCGAGGAAAAGGCGGATCAAGACCATATGAAATCCCCAGAAAACTATCTCGAGTTTATGGAACGGCTATTGAAAGGAGCAGAGCAGCATGGGATCAGATATATCCGAGGATGAAGTGTTGTATTGGGATGACGAGTGGTTGACACTTTGGGATCTATCGCAGGAAGAGCGCGAGAAAATCTTCAAAAAGCAAATGGAAGATATGATGAAACCGAACAAAACCGCCGAGCAATAAGCAAGGCGGTTTTGTTATGCCCAAAAAGGGGGGTGATGGGACGGGCTGTAAAAAGAGAAAACCGAGAGGGGCAGCCGTAGGGTTGCTTTTTTCATGCCCATAGACGTGCTGGAGGCGCTATAAACTGCACGGGATGCCGACGGGCAATTAAAAATCGGGAGGAAACGACAATGAAAACTTTTTGGTATTTTTTGAAGATCGTGGCGTTGGCGCCGGTACTGCCGATCATCGGGATTCCGGGTTCCGATGACGAGGAAAAGCCGGGCAAGCAGGACGCTGAGGACAAATCCAGTGAGAACATGGAAAAAACGGGCGAGGAAGAACAGAAAGGACAGGAGACCGGCGGGGACAAGCCGGTGAATCTGACACAGAAGGAACTTGACGCACTAATCGACAGGGCGTTCAAGAAGGGCGCGAGAAAAGCCACGGCTGGAACAGGCCTCAAAAAGCCCACAGAAGGCCAGCAGGAATCCCTTGAGGCGGATGTTGAAGAACGCATGAAAGCGGCCAATGACCGGCTCCTGGAGGGCACGGTGCGCGGCTTGGCGGCGGATCTCGGCATGACTGCGAAGGGCGCCAAGGCGGCCGCCAAGCTCGCTGATTTCAGCGGGTGTTTCAACCAGGCGGGCGACTTGGACGACGAGGCAGTCAAGGATGCACTGGAGGACTTCCTGAAGGAATACCCCGAGTTCAAACAACAGAAGCAGGAGGAAAAGGGCGGCTTCAAGGTGGGGGCAGATGATCCCGGCAGCCGTCCCTCCTCCAACCAAATCTCCGAGATATTCGGAAACAAGAGTAAAGGAGCATGATAGATGAGCAACATTTTAAAAATTGGAATGCAGTTCTTCGCGTCGACTGTGACGGCGAATTATGCCACGCAGTTTGAGGCGGACCTCAAACAGAAGTACACCCGCGAACTGCTGACTTCTGGCCTCACAACCAACAATGTGCGGTTTGTCAACGCGAACACCATCAAAATCCCCTATGTGATCGTCGGCGGGTACAAGGATCATAGCCGCGCGGGAGGGTTTAACCGCCAAAACCTCGAAAACAAGTGGATGACCAAGACGTTGGATTTTGACCGAGACGTGGAATTCTTCGTGGATGCGATGGATGTGGATGAGACCAATCAGGTGCTTTCCGCAGCCAACATCACCAATACCTTTGTTACTGAGAAGGCGATCCCCGAGACCGATGCCTACCGCATATCCAAACTGTACGCGGACTATGTGGCGGCTGGCGGCACAGCGGATACAACGGCGCTGACCGCAGCTAACATCCTGGCTACTTTCGATGCGTGGATGGAACAGATGGACGAGGACGAGGTACCCGAAGAGGGGCGCATCCTGTATGTCACCCCTGCAGTGTACACCCTCATCAAGACCGCGGACAAGATTCAGCGCACGCTCGAGGTATCCGGCGAGAAAGGCATCGACCGCCGCGTGAGAAGTTTGGATGACATCACCATCCAGAAAGTGCCGAGCGGCCGCATGAAGACGGCCTACGACTTCACCGACGGATATGCGCCGGCCGAAGACGCAAAGCAGATCAACATGGTCATGGTGCACCCGTCGGCGCTGGTGGCGTGCGATAAGCACAGCTACATCCGCCTGTGGGCCCCCGGCAGCCATACCCAGGGCGACGGCTACCTGTACCAGAATCGCAAATACGGCGATTTGTTCGTGCTGGATACCCGCATTCAGGGCGTCAAGATTAACGTCGACGCGTAAGGAGGGAACGGATTGAGAGCAGTAAAAGCAAACCGGCAATACACCATCACCGAGTTGGAGGCCAAGCGTTTTCAGGCGATGGGGTACGACATCCTGGACGACGACGGAAAGGTCATGCAGCACGGCGCGGGAAAGAGTGTCCCATATGGGAAGTATCAGGAGGCGCTTGGTCGGATCGAAGCGCAGGAAGCGGAAATCGCAGCGCTGACCGAAAGAATCAAAACGACGGAAGCGGCAAAGAAATCTCCCGCAAATAAGGGGTGATCTAGGTGTACGCGAGTGCAGCGGACTACCGCAGCATTTTTCCTGACGGTGGGATACCGGACAGCAAACTTATATCGGAGCTGCAAGCAGCGGAATGCGACATTGATTCTCTGACTTACGGCAGGATTGTGCGTGCGGGATTTGACAATCTGTCGGCATTTCGGCAGAAGATCATCAAACGTGCGGTCTGCGAGCAGGCCAGGTTCCGCTATGACAACGCGGAGATGCTGGACGGCTTTCTGTCTGCTTACAGCATCAATGGGGTGTCTGTGAGCTTTGACAGGGGCTGTGCGGTGCAGTATGGCGGTGTTGCAACCCTGCCGCGCATCTATGCGCTGCTGCGGCAAACCGGATTTACCTACCGGGGGGTGCGCTGATGAAATGGCCGAAGCTGGCTTCTCCCTCGGCGTGTAAAATCCCAATTAAGATTCATTTAACTGATGGCATAGATGAAGATGGACGGCCCGTTGATCGCGCGACGATTGACGGGCTGTGCAATTATTCGGAGAAGGCGCGGCAGGTGCTCGATGCACAGCGGCAGTTAATCCAACTGGAAGCGACCGCGATGTTAGACGGCGACATCGCGCCGGGGATGGAGAATATCGCCGGATATGTGGAGATCAACGGTGGGAAGATCACCCGGACGATCTACCGCGCCAGCCGCGCGCGCAACCCGGACGGCACGGTCAATTTTACCCAACTGGAGCTGATGTGATGGGGGTCGAAATCAAGCTGGACTATGGAGCGATCGCCGGGTTGGAGAAAGCAGCGGAACGGGCGGCAAAAATGACCATCGACGCGGTAAAAGCCGACGTTGTAACCGCCCAAGTAATGCCGTTTGACACCGGCACAATGCAGAACACAGACACCTTTGTTGATGAAAGCCGCGAGAGCGATGTGATTGTCGCATCTATCAATACTGATGCACCACAGGCGCGACGGCTGTACTACCATCCCGAGTACAATTTCCAGACGGTGAATAACCCGAACGCTCGCGGCGAATGGCTGGAGCCTTGGTTGGAAGGGGATCGGAGCGAGTTCGCCGAGGAAACTTTCCGCGAATTCTTCAAAAAGGAGGCGGGTCTGTGATGCGGTTAGAAGAGGTGCGGGACTGGCTGAAATTAACCATCCCAGAGCTTGAAGGACGCATTGCTGTGGGCGCGATCGACGGCAACCAGCCCCAGTATATCGGCGTGTATCACAGCAAAAACCAACCAAAACCGCGCATATGCCTCGGCGGAGCGGTGCAGACACGCTATCAGGTAGCAGTGGTGTCCATCCTTATCCACTGGACAAATAGTCAGCCGCAGACGGAGGAGATAGCTCGCAAAGTGTATGATGCGTTTTACGGACTTGCGGCGGTGCAGATGGGAGATACTCGGGTGATTACGGCATCCCCAAAACAGGCCCCGATCCCGGTTGGAAGGGATCAGCGGGGCATCTATGAATATGTGGTAGAGATTGAAATATATCACGAAAGGACTGATTAAATGGCGATTTCTTCGGGAGTGTTTCCCGTATTTCAGAACACCTTTAAGATCGGGAAAAGCGGGGCCACCAGTTCGGAATCAGACATGGTGACGATTGCGGAGTTGGAAACCTTCTCGATCTCGATTGACGGCAACAACGAGGAATGGACGCCGATGGAGGCGGAGGGCTGGGTGAACCGGATGAATACCGGCAAAGGATTTTCGATCTCCATGTCCGGCAAGCGCTGCATCGGTGACGAAGGGAACGATTATATCGCGCAGGTGGCGTGGAAGACTGGACAGGGATGTTGCAGCAAGTTCGAGTGGGGATTTCCAGATGGAGCGAAACTGGTGTTCGACTGTCTCATCAACGTATCTAACGTGGGCGGCGGCGACAGCACCAATGTAGGCGGCCTTGAATTTGAGGTTTTGTCTAGGGGCAAGCCCGAATACACCCCGGCAGCCGGAGCTTAAATACAATATCGGCCCTCTGCTTTGTAGCAGGGGGCCTTTTAGGAGGAAATGTTATGGCTAGACTTTACACAGTGGACGGCAAACTGCTGGTTGACACCCCGGAGGTACGGATTGGAGACCAGGTATTTCCGGTGGACGACCGGCAGAAGACGGCAAAGAAAATTGCAAAGCTCATGGAACAGGACGATGGTACCGGGATAGATGCTATGGATGAAATCCTGAAACTGGCGCTCGGGCCGGATGCGTTCAAAAAGATTGACGAAATGAACCTTCCTTTCCGGGCCCATCAAAAGGTGTTGGAGCTGGTGAGCGCCGCGGTGATGGGTGAAGACCCGGAGGCGGCGGAGGCCCGATTTCAAGGGGCAAAAGCGGAGGGATAACCAGTGGTACGACATGGAATATGACGCAGTGCTGATCGAGCAGTCGATTGCGAAGCAATACGGTATCCTACCCTCCCAGCAAGGCGAGCTCAAATATGCCGACTGGGCAAAGCTGGTCGGCGGTCTGATGAACGATACTCCACTGGGGCAGATTGTGAGCATCCGCAGCGAACGGGATAAGGATATCCTCAAGCACATGACGCCTGAGCAGAAAGAATTGCGCGCGGAATGGTCGAGGTTCCAGGCGAATCGAATGAGATCCAGGCCGGAGGACGAACAGAAAGCTCAGATGCGGGCGCTCGAGCAGATGATAGCGGCCATGTTTGGGAGGTGATGCGATGCCGGGAGGAACAAGCGTAGGGACCATATTCCTTGATCTTAAGATTCGCAATACGATTGGCGCACAGTTTGAGAAAATTGTTTCGGGCGTCGAGCAGAGCACCAAAAGCGCTTTCAAAGATACGTTTGAGGCGGCCGGGAAAAGCGCCGCTGCTGCCGTGGAAAAGCCGCTAAAGCAGGCAGCGGCAGCGATGAAAAAACCGCTGCAAAGGGCAAAAGAGCAGGCCTTGCAAACCGAAGAAGAGATAGACGCTATCGTAAAGCGGGCCGTGGATCGAATGAACAATGCTGGGAAAGGCGGCCAACCGGAGAAGCTGAGAGTTGCAAAGCGCGCGCCGAGCAAACTTGCGACAGATCCGGAAGATTACATGCGGCGCTGGGATTCGGAGAAGCTCAAGCTAAGGGAAATAAGCGAAGAGGCCGGAGCGGCGTCTCAAAAAGTCAAGGAGGAGACTTCTCGGGCGAGTGCGGGCGCGGAGGCCACGGTGAAGCGAACGTCTAACAATATCCGCAATACCGTGGCGCAGACCGCAAACCACGCACAAAAGAAAGTGAAGTCGTCAGCCAGCGGAATACAAAAGACCCTTGGAAGGCTTGGCAAAACCATACAGAGCGTGTTCAAAGCGGTTTTCTTAACGTCTGCCCTTTACGCGGCGTTCCGCGGCCTGAAATCTTTGTTCGAGGGCGCGACAAAGCAGAGCAAGGAGTTTTCGTCGGCATTGAACGAAGTCAAGGCAAACCTCGCGATTGCGTTCCAGCCGATCATCGACGCGGTGATGCCCGCTCTAACTGCGCTGATGCAGGGGCTCGCGAATGTCACCAGAAGCATTGCGGCGTTCATCGCGGGGCTGTTCGGTAAAACCTATAGCCAAGCGGCGGACGCAGCCAAGAAGCTCCAGCAGGTGAAGACTGGCGCGGATAAAGCGAAAGGCAGTCTTGCGGGATTTGACGAACTCAACGTGATTGGAAACAAGTCTGAGGAATCCTCCGGTATCGACTTCGGCGCCGTAAACGCCGAGGGTGCGGCTGCTGCGGAAGGCGTGGGCGCGAAATTTGCGGCTGGGCTGGAAGGGCTGAAAGGATTGATTGATGCGTATGTGCTGGAGCCGATTAGGAACAATCTCTCTAAGCTACAAGAACCGATTGATCGATTCAAAGGGTTGCTGCAAAGCATTGGGGAAGGCGCGCAGGAGTGGCTCCCCCCGG